AATAATTGCAACTTTAGATCCATTTTGATCCTTAACAACGTATCTTTCACCTTCAACACCACCTTCTGCCTTTGCATCGTCAAAAGTGTCTCCTGTAATTTCTTCATCATCTTTTCCAGCACCAAGTTCTATCATTTTTTCGGTTGGTTTAAGTCCTAATGTTTTATACATTATTCGTATCTCATCTCCTTTTCTGAATAAACCTTCCTTCTCAAAAGTTTGGTAGAAGTTTCTCATACAAAACTCCACACCCTGTATATCTCCTTTTTCAAATTCTTCTTTAGTTTTACCTTGTCTAACTTGTTTATACATATCCTTTACGTGATCTCTACACTCATCCTTACTCATATTAATCTCTTTTCTGGTTGCACTAACATTGTCTTTTCTTTGTTGTTTAACATCACCAGCGTCTTGTTTTGTGGAGAATTCGGGATTAGTTCCAGCCTTAGACTTAAACCAATCTGATTTTAATGATTCAGTAAATTTAGTTTTAAATAAATCAACACCATTTCCTCCAGAATTTTTAGAGTCTATTAAGTTACCAATTAACTCAACTTGTTCTTTACCCTCCTCATCAATGTATGGGAACTCTAAATAACCTACCCAGTTACTCACAACTTTTTGATCCATAGTTAATTTAACTGAGTATCTTAGTACTGCCCTATTAAAATCAAAACCGTTTTCTGTTTTTTTTCCTTTACCATCTAATCTCTCTTTTACTTTAACAATATTATATGGTCTAAAGTCTCTACTATAAATAGGTTCTGCCGCATTTGCGTCTTTAGTTTTAAAATCGTTTCCAGTTAGAATATCTGTAAAAGATTCCGTAGGCTCACTAACATCTTCAGTTATCAGATTACCGAACATTCTCTCTTCAGTAAAAAGAGATTTCATTCTATTAATCTCCTCATTTAAAGTACTGTTATATCTTTTCATTTTTTTGTTTATATATAAATATTATAAAATTATAAAAAAGGTGTTATAAATAAAAAATCCTTACCATATAATATATATACGATAAGGATTTTGTAAATATGTAAATAAACCGTATTAGAATACGTTTATCGCTCTGTCAAATCTAAGTGTTGCAGTGATATCTGCCAAATCAGAAGAAGAGTAATCTAACCCACCAAAGTCTACATCATTTAACTGAGTACTTTGAAGAATCCATTTTTGAACAACAACACCTGTTGGGTCCAACATTTCTAACTCTACATCTTTTTTGTAACCTGCAGCATAACCTTGTCTACCTGTTACTGATTCAGAGTGTAAACGAACCCACTCCATTAACGCTTGTGTTGCAGAAGGTCCGATTGGATCTCTAAACGTTACGGAAATCGATTCCCATCTAAATCTACCGATAACATATGTCTCAGTATTTAGGAAAGGTATTGCTACCTCATCACTTGTATATTTTGGTCTAGACGTAGTAGATACCCACCACTCTTGAATTCCTAACTCGTCAGGAAATCTCAAAATAAACCTATTCTTTCTTAATGGTTCATAAGGAACAGGCATTCTCATTAATAAATCCGCCATTTTAAATTGTTTTTAATTTTTTTGTTATAGTTGTATTATTTAATATATAAATATTCTGTTTTTGAAAAAAATTATTTTTTTATAATTATTCTTTTCTTTTTAGGGTTCTTAGGGTCTGATGTGTCGTAAATTATAAAATTAATTTCAGGATACAATTTATGTAATTCATCCTCTATTAGTTTTTCTATTATTTTAACATTACCTTCATCATCGTCACTAAATCCAACACTAATCCCCTCAAACTCAGAATTATTTTTAATATCCCCAATTTGTTTAACCACCTTTTCTACAAAACTTCTAAATGCAATCTCCTTACCTTTTTCAGGTTTAGTTCCGTCTACATCTAAACCAAATTTATTTATAAACTCTTCAGAAGAAACTGGATGATAATCTTGTAAATTTAAATACTCATCAATAGATAACCCATTTAGATTATTTTCCATTTCTTTTCTTTCGTCATATTTAAATGTTCTGTCGATTAAAATCTTTATACCATCTTTTATGGCTTGTGGTGAATTTGATCTTGCGGTAATTATTGAAAAATCACTACCACTCTTTAATGCCTCTTTAAATTTATTAAAACTAGGTCCATAACTATAAGAACCACTATTTAATGCATTTTTGACATCTCTAATAAATGCATCGTAATCTCTGAAATCTTTAAAGGATTGTTTTATATCATCGTTAAGATATCTAAACTCTGTACCTATTTTGTGTCTTACACTTCTAAATTGTTCAGTAGAAACAGATACTGGTACCCATAATAACCCATTAACACTATAGTCTAAGTGTATTCTTGTCGGCATATTTAGAATATTGTCATCCCAGTCAAATGAGTATACTTTTTTCTTAGTTTCCTTTAAAATTTTGTACTGTGATTCAGTAATTTTAATATTCATACTATATAAATATTTGTAAAAATAAAAAAACCCATCGTTAAGACGGGTTTTAAAAAATGTTTTTTATTTTTTTTTAATTCATAACAGGTGAACCCGTTTTATCTTTAAGACAATTTAACGCAGTTACCGCTTTCATACCCATACCAAGTGGATCACTCATCACCATTTTACCCAAATCTTCCATACATTTGGCGGCATCACCTGACACACAAGACATAGGTGGTTTAATACCCGCATCTTTACAACATTGTTCTAAATCTTTTTTTGGGTCATTTTCTTCTTTCAATACGACACCAACAATTCTTTTTAAATCTGATTCTGAAAGTGTAATAACTTTACCATTTTTTTTAATTTTCATCTTTTTTTATTTTTTAATAATATTATTACCATTTAGCACACTGAGTACTTAAATTTTTCTGTGTTGGTTTACCGTGTTTATTAAAAAGATTTTTAATTTTTCTTTTGAATCTTTGTAAGTTTTTAGGTAATTCACCCTTAGTTAAAAAGTTTTCTACTTTATCTAAAATTTGTTGTACTTTAGTTGGGTCTGGATTGTCTTCATCCACTGCATCTAATTCTACATCCAAACTTGTATTTTCAGTATTCTCTGATTCATTAGCGTCTTGTTCTCTAAGTAATTTCATAGTAATTCTTTTCAAATCACTTTCAGACAAACTAATTATTTTTCCGTTTTTTTTAATTTTTAATCCCATTTCTTTTTATTTTATGTAAAATAGGGGGGTATTAACCCCCCAATTATTTTTATTAAATATCGTCAAAACTTGCTCCAGTATTTGTGATATTGAATTCTATCGAAATGTATTCTAATGATCTTGTTGGTTTAACAAATATTCTACCATTTAACTCATTTCTATCAATAGATTCTGGTGTATCATCTAACACTACTCTAAAGTCAGTTAAACCTCTTTCTTTTCTAATATTATCTAAGATTGGGTTTACTAAACTTAAGAATTGGTTTCTAACTACCTCATCGTTTTGTTCAAACAACAATCTGATAGATACTGCAGATATAAGTTTTCTTGCTTGTAACAATAATCTTCTTACGTTGATTCTGTTAAGTGCACTTTCTCTAACTTGTAAAGTTTTATTACCGAATATTACAACACCTACATCTGAGAATGTTGCCATTGGGTTAATTCTACCCTCATACAAATCATCTCTATCGTCTAACTTAAGTTTAAGTCTTGCCTTAACTGCGTTTGTCGTACCTCTATTTAAACCAGCTGCTGCGAACCAAGGGAAAGCAACGTTATCTGTAAGTGCGATATTTCTCATAACCTCTACCGTTGGAGGTAACCAAACGTATCTGTTATTTTCCGTATCATTCATCTGAATCCAAGGCCAGTAAGTGGCAGAATAGTTAGAATCAATACCTGAATCCTCTACTAAATCAACTGCCTCATCTGGTGTTATAGTTACACCATCAACATCAGTATCAGGTGTTGTCATAACATATAATGAATCCGCTCTATCAACTTCAACCATATCTACTGCATTTTCAATCAAACTTACGTTATCTCTAAGGTCGATACCTGGTGTTGCAAATACGTTAATATTAACTGCCTCAGGATTATTGAATGTATAAATACCGTTTAAGTATGCGTAGTAGTCAGAAGTTATACCATCATCACCTTCACTTGTTGTGAATGTTGTAAATGTACCGTTAGTTAAACCAATAGAACCTTTAGATCCTGTTTTAGTGTAAGAATCAATGTTAGTTCTAGTAGTTCTATACTCATCCCATCCATCCCATCCACCAAATGGTGTTAATGTGAATTTTCTTGTTGCTAATTTTTCATAAGGTCCATTAACCAAACTAGCGTCAGTAGTAAATGCTGAAATACCAACCTGTAATGTAGGTACATAACTATTAACACCTAAGTCTATAGTTGCACCACTCGCATTAACGTCTAAGTGGAAGCCATCTGTTTTACCAGTATATTCACCGTTGTTAACTGCGTTCTTACCTTTATAGTCGAAGAAATCTTGATCTACTCCGATATCACTATTCAATCCTAAGTAAACTTTTCTTAATTTATTAGTGTTAAAGTCAGTATATCTTGTTTTGTATTCAATCTTCGGTGGTAAACCTGTTCTATTACCAATATAAGTTCTATTAAGTACACCCTCAAAACCTGCTGGGAAATGGTTACCTAAGTCAGGATCATTCGGATCATATAACTCAACCATAATGAATTGACTTCTTAATGGATATTCACTATCTACCGTACCAATTTTTCTACCGATAAAACCTGATGTTGTACTATCTAAGTTAATTGAAGAGAATTTCTCAACTACATTAGGGTTCGCATCAGTATCGTAGAATTTTCTTACTACTAAATCAAATGTCTTATTATCTGGTTGAATATTTAAGATAGATATTTTTATATCTTCATTCGCAGCGTTACCATCAGATATTGTTACAAATCTAAACAATCTTTGTAATGTTGCACCTGATCCAGTACCTTTTAATTCTGAAAGAACCCAAGGTGAAGCCGCAGATTTCCAACCTTCTAAATAATTATTAAAGTTATTAGTTGATGTTGCAGAAATTTCTAAGAATGAAATATCTAAACCTCTTACTTGATCTTTAGCGATTAAATCTTCTAAAACATTAGTGTAAATCTCTTCTACCCACAATTCAGTTTCTTTATCCTGTACTGCACTACCGAATACTCTTGGTAAGAAATTCTTTTTAGTTCTATCCATAGATACGTCATATGTAAATGCGTTACCTGTAGAACCAGTACCATTAATACTGAACGAAGCCAATGCATTTGTTACAATATTAGATGTATTAGTCATAAATGCGTTTGTAGTACCAGTGACATCATAAATAATTTCCTGATTCGCTTGATCGTAAGTACCTCTAGGTCTTAAAGTCGCAATTACACTACCATCGATGTCAGTAAAACATGATGCAGTATAAGTAACAACTGTACCACTTGTAGTTCCTGTTATGAAACCACCTGGTGAAGTACCACTATTTGTTACCGTCATATTAAAGGTTGCCCCACTAAAATTACAATTAGTTTTATTGTAAACTGGTGATGTTTGACTAATAGTTTGTCCAGTACTTAATAAACCTATAGTTGTAAAACTAGAACTAATTTGATTATTATTATATAATGATTGTAAAGTTGTGTCACCCCACGTAAGTGTAATTGGGTTACCTGTTGTTTGTGCAGAATACGTTAATAATGTTGAATATGTTGTAGATGTACCTGAAGCCACCGTATCGGGATTCTCACTAGAATCCAAAGTAATTGACCAAGAATCACCCGCTTTATATCCTGACAAACCTAAAACCCTACTAACATATAATTGATTAGTTTGACTTAAAAATGATTTGGCAATATAATTTAATTCATATTTTTGGTAACCGTTACCCTTATATTTTTCAGGGTTCAAACCACCGAAATAGTTGATAAACTCATCGTAATTAGAAATGAAGACTGGTTCAAATGCTGGTCCCTTAGGTGTCTCACCCAATAACCCCAAAGTTGTAACCCCAACCTGTCTAGTAACGAAAGTTAAATCTTTTTCTGATGTAAATACACCAGGACTCACAAAAATTCTATCTGTTGATGCCATTTAAATTTAATTTATTTTTTATTATTGATTTCGTTTTTTATTATAAATATGCCGATATTTTTGAAAAATTTATTTTTAAAGTCCCATTTTTAAAAATAGTATGTTAATTATCATACTTTTATCATACTTATATTAAAAAGTGTTATGAAACGGGATAAAAATCTGAAAATTACCCCCCAAACCCATAAATTATTGAAGGAGTACTGTGAGGATAATGGGTTAAAGATGTTTGCGTTTGTTGAAAAACTAATTAAAGATAAATGTAAACCAAAAAAAGATATATATGGTGATGACGAATAATATTTATTTTTTTCATTTTATACCTTAATATTGTTTTATGAAAAAGTTACTATTAATTACCCCACATTTATCTACTGGTGGTGCACCTCAATTTACTTTAAATAGAATTGAACTATTAAAAGATACTTATGATGTATATTGTGTCGAATATAGTTTTTTATCACCACACTTCGTGGTTCAAAGAAATAAAATCATAGACTTATTAAAAGATAAGTTTTTTGCCTTAGAACATGATAAAGACAATCTTTTTAATATCGTTAATTCAATTAATCCCGATATCATATCTATTGAGGAATTTTCAG